CGGCATCAACGCTGGTAGGATCCGTGGCATCAACAGCAAAATCCGAGGGGGAGAAGTTCAACACACGGGTGTTGTACCATTTCTCAAGAAGTTTGAAGCAACTGTCAGATGTTGCACGCAAAATGGCATACGAGGTGGATCCGCGACAGTCCACTTCCCAATCTGGCACCAAGAAATAGAAGATATTCTAGTCCTCAAGAATAACAAGGGAACGGAAGATAATCGTGTTCGTAAACTTGATTATTCCATTCAAATTAGCAAGTTGTTCTATGAAAGATTTATTCAAGACGCTGAGATCACGCTTTTCTCGCCGCATGATGTTCCTGGACTTTATGATAGCTTTGGACTCCCTAAGTTTGACGCTCTCTACGTACAATATGAGAATGATCCGTCCATTAAGAAAAAAACTGTTAAGGCACAAGAACTCATTCTTAACCTTCTCAAGGAGCGTGCGGAAACGGGTCGTATCTACATTATGAATATTGACCATTGCAATTCTCACTCATCATTTAAGGATAAGGTTGAGATGAGCAATCTGTGTCAAGAGATTACACTTCCCACTTATCCAGTTCAGCACATTGATGATACTAGTGGAGAAATTGCACTTTGTATTCTTTCTGCGATTAATGTTGGAAAGGTTAAGTCTGATGAAGAACTTGAAGAACTTTGTGAACTTTCTGTTCGTGGACTTGAAGAGTTGATTGACTATCAGAAATACCCCGTAGCAGCGGCAGAAATCGCCACCAAGGCGCGTCGTTCTCTTGGAGTAGGGTTTATAGGTCTTGCCCACTATTTGGCAAAACTTGGGTTTAATTACGATTCTCAGGGTGCCTGGGATGCTGTACACGGTCTATCTGAGGCATTCCAGTATTACCTTCTCAAGGCATCTAACCAACTTGCTAAGGAGAAGGGACATTGTGAATACTTTGGACGCACAAAGTATGCTGATGGAATTCTTCCGATTGACACATATAAAACCGATGTTGACGAAATTACTTCTGTTAAGTTAGAGCATGATTGGGAAAGTCTTAGAGCATCTATTTTGGAACACGGACTCAGGCACTCAACGCTGTCCGCACAAATGCCATCGGAGAGCAGTTCCGTTGTGTCAAACGCAACCAACGGAATCGAACCACCTAGAGGATTCTTGTCCATTAAGAAATCAAAGAAAGGTCCACTCAAGCAGATTGTTCCCCAATATCAGTCTCTTAAGAATAATTACACTTTACTTTGGGATATGGAGTCCAATCGCGGTTATATTAATATTGTTGCTGTGATGCAAAAGTTCTTTGATCAAGCAATTTCTGGAAACTGGTCTTATAATCCAGAGAACTACCCTGATAATGAAGTTCCAGTTTCAGTTATGGCAAATGACTTTTTAACTACATACAAGTACGGGTGGAAAACTTCTTATTACCAAAACACTTATGATATTAAGACTGATGAGGTAGTGGAAGAGAAACCCAATCTTCAAGATTTGATTAGTGAGTTAAGTTCAGTAGAGGAGGGAGAGTGTGAATCCTGTGCAGTTTAAAATTTCTTCAACAGAAGAAAATCAAACCCAAATCAAAGGAATGACTGTTTTCAATACAGAAAAAGTGGATACCAAAAAGCAACCAATGTTTTTTGGTAAACCATTGGGAGTTCAGAGATATGATTCATACAAATATCCAATCTTTGAAAAACTGACTACACAACAACTTGGTTATTTCTGGAGACCCGAAGAGGTGTCTCTCCAGAAAGATCGTGGAGATTATCAAACTCTGCGTCCTGAGCAGAAACACATCTATACTTCTAATTTGAAGTATCAGATTATGCTTGATTCTGTTCAGGGACGTGGACCAGGAATGGCATTTATTCCATATTGTTCTCTTCCTGAATTGGAAGCATGTATGGAAGTGTGGGGATTTATGGAGATGATTCATAGTCGCTCATACACTTACATTATCAAAAATGTCTATTCCGACCCATCTGAGGTATTTGATACTATCATCGGGGATGAGCGCCTTCTAGAGCGTGCTAGGAGCGTTACAGAGTCTTATGATGACTTCATTCAAACAGCACAGAATTATGGTGCGTCTAATACTTGGGTGCATAATCTTGAAGGAGTATCATACGCAAAGGAATCAATCAATGACGTTAAGAGAAAACTGTACAGAGCAGTCGCAAACGTTAATATTCTTGAAGGTATTCGCTTCTACGTTAGTTTTGCTTGTAGTTTCGCCTTTGGTGAACTTAAGCTTATGGAAGGATCCGCTAAAATTATTAGTCTCATCGCAAGAGACGAAAACCAACATCTAGCACTTACTCAGAATATTCTGAATAAATGGAGAGAAGGTGATGATCCTGAAATGAAGCAGATTGCTAAAGAAGAAGAGGAATGGGTCTATGCGATGTTTGATCGTGCAGTAAATGAAGAAAAGCGTTGGGCAGATTATCTGTTCAAAGATGGAAGTATGATTGGACTTAACGATAAACTTCTTCAGCAATACGTAGAGTGGATCGCAAACAGAAGACTTAAAGCAATTGGGTTAAAGCCCCAATACGATATTTCAGCAAACAATAATCCACTACCTTGGACTCAGCACTGGATCTCCTCTAAAGGTCTCCAGGTGGCACCCCAGGAAACGGAAGTCGAGAGTTATGTAGTCGGCGGAATCAAACAAGATGTTACCAAAAATACTTTCTCAGGATTCAAACTATGATGAATGGTGCGAACAGGAAATCCTGAACGCATATAAAGAAGCAGCAGAATGTGATGAATATTTGTTTGGAGATTATAACTTTTGTGAAGAGTGGTTAAATGATATTGGATAGATAGAGGAGGTTACACTCCTCTTTTTTATGCCTAAAAATCAACTGACTAAAGATGAAATTAAAGTTCGTGTTTTGAAATTGAAGAACAATCTTCACAACGATCACATTAGACCAGAAATGGATATGAAAGGACTTGCTCATAAATACCTGAACGAAGTTCTTGATATCATTGATGAGTACAGATATTGACTATGAAAATCCTTGGACCTATAATGGAAAAGAATTTGGTTCAAGTGATATTCTGGATTATTATGGTTTTGTATACCATATTCATTGCAACACAACTAATCGCGACTATATTGGTAGAAAATATTTCTGGAGCTTCCGCACTCCGAGAGGAAAGTCTAGAAAAGTTAAGGCAGAATCTGACTGGAAGTGCTACTATGGATCGTGCCCAGAACTCAAGGAGGATATAAAAAAGTATGGTAGGGAGAATTTTACGCGCACTATTTTATCATTACATAAAACAAAGGGCAAAACTAACTTCGAAGAAACCCGACAACTCTTCGCCCACAACGTCCTCACCGAGTCCCTTGACAACGGAACCCCAGCCTACTACAATAGCAACATCCTCAACAGATACTTCCGAAAAGATTATTATGGAAACAGAGATTGAAAGTGAACCTGTAGCGTTAGTTCGTGAGTGGGCAATCAACAAGATTGAACTTCTTCATGAAGCAGATCGACACAAGAATGCTCAGGCACTTCTTGCTGAGTTTGAAGAATGGATTAATCTCCCAGAAGGGACGGAAGAACTTGAGTATCTTTGTCTGGAAGATGAAGATTGGACAGATGATCAAGAGATTGATGTTCGGTAAACCAACCTCTTGACAAATTCTAAATATTAACTTATTATGTTAAGATTCACAACTAAGTGAATCTTTTTTATTATGAGAATTTGAGTTTGATTTAGAGCCGTGGGCGCTGCCCCTGAGAAGGGGAACTTCTCCTTTGCCTATACGGATGTAGAGTTCAATTAAAACTAGTGCAAAATTTCTTTACAGTAGCCCTGCCTCTCCTGGCAACGGTTACAACCAGTACGGCATCACTGCCATTCGTCAACTACAAGATGCAAGGTCCTCCACCACCAGTGGAACCAACAACCAAACCATTTGCCGTTATCAAAGAGTTTGATCTTGTAGATGAAAAGAAGACAGCAATCCGCGAGGTTGCGCCAGCAAAGCCAAAAGAGTTAAGGCTAATTTGTAAAGGGTGTAATGAACATGAGAATGCTACCCTGGCATTTTTCCAGGATCGTGGTATTAAAGACAGAAACGCCCTTGCTACCATTATGGGCAATATTCGTCAGGAATCTACTTTTATTCCTAACATTTGCGAAGGTGGTAGCAGAACCAGTTGGAGTAACTGCGGTGGCGGTTACGGACTGATTCAATGGACATCTGCCAATCGTTATTATGGATTGGGTGATTTTGCTAAGAAGTATGGTGGTTCTCCATCATCACTTCACACGCAACTTCGTTATCTAACGACTGAAGTTCAATGGCAACGAATTGAAGACAGGATGAAAACTCCTGGTAAGTCTATCAATAGTTACATGGACTATGCGTACAGTTGGATTGGTTGGGGGCATCATGGTGCCCGTACATCATATGCACATGATTATGCTTCCAAACTGATCAAGGTAGAAGTTTGATACAATAAAATAATTAAGGGGTGGGTAAAGGTACTCACCCCTTTTTTAGTGTCTTGACACACCCCCACGAAATCAATATAATTACCTTTGTGGAGGTTGATAAGATAAATACTAAGTAAGCTTAAAGATTCTCTATGGATAATCTTCCAGATGAGAAAGGTGCCTTAGATATAATAGCAAAGAGTGGATACTTAAAGGTTGAGAATGAAGACCTAAGTATTTCTCTTGAGTCTCATAATCAAGTCAATATCCAACCAAAAGGAAGTATATTTGGTGCTAAGGTTAAAGTAGAAGAAGACGGTTCTATTACTCCTACTTTGACTTTTGATACTAAAAAACTCAGAGGACCTAAAAAGAATATAGATACTGAACAGATGTTAGATGATGCTTTAGAGGAGTATTGGAATGGGCAAGTTTAATATCTTTGAGTTTAAAAGAGGAAAGGAAAAGAAACCCCTTAAGGAATGGATTAAGATCGGAGCAATACTTCATCTGACTTTAGATACCGTTTCATTAATACCTGGTGTAGATAAAAGAAAAGCATTTAATGTGTTAGATGAATTTCAACAAAAAATGGGAATAGATGCTTTAAATGATTATATAATTCAAGATGATGAACTAGTTTCATATCGTATACATAGAGTGATTGATAAGGCAATCGAAGAATATAAAAAGGATGTTTAGACTCTTTGAAATTAGAGATGGAAAGTTTACAACTCTCCCTGACATTAAAGCAAAAAGATTTAAAGACTTTATTCTGAGTTCAGTTATTGTATTGGTGATTGCTTCAGTAGCATCTTTATTGAGAATTGATGAAAAGCATCTTTGGAAGATTTACAATCTAATCATTCAGCATTTCAATCTAGGTAGTGATAGTCCTAAATTAGATAATGAAAAAGAATTAGAAGCAAGAGTTGAATTAGAAGTAGATAGAGCACTCAGAGAAGCAGAAGATGAGTATAATAGAATTATCAGAGAAGCAGATATGAAATATGCTCCAAGATATGTTGAAGAGGAAAATGATGAGGCATTATGCTATACGCCAGAATGTAAGGAATTAGCACCACCAATGCGAATATGTTCTGTATGGGACCCTACTTGCCCAGACACTGCTCCAACCGTCACAGAGGGGTTGACTGGGGGTTCTGAAGGTGGTATTATTAAAGAGTCGGTGGGAGACAAACCACCACGAGAACCTGGAAAATTTAGATTCTAATCGGGTAGGTGCCCGAGTGGTTAATGGGGGAAGACTGTAAATCTTTTGGTTATACCTACGGGGGTTCAAATCCCTCCCTGCCCACTTGACAATCTGAGGTTGATGCCTTATGATTGTTTTGTTCGCGGGACTGTCGCCTATTGGTTAAGGCCCACTGCTTATAACGGTGTGAACGGGGTTCAATTCCCCGCAGTCCTACTTGCTCCTTTAGCAATCTGGTGAATGCAGCGAACTCATAATTCGCCTGAGGCGTGTTCGATCCACGCAAGGAGCACCTAGGGGGCGGTGGTGGAAGTGGTAGACACACCAGACTTAAAATCTGTTGGGAGCAATCCCGTGGGGGTTCAAGTCCCCCTCGCCCTACTTGACAATCAAATCCCTATCTGATATGATATGGGAGTTGAGAAATCAACTGCGGCACTCCCCTTTAGTAGGTTCAGGAGTGGCGGCGATAGGAACCTACTTTATGACTCAGTAGCTCAGTTGGATAGAGCATCTGCCTTCTAAGCAGTTGGTCGGGGGTTCAAGTCCCTCCTGAGTCGTTGGAGTTTATCTCCACATTCCACAATAGCTCAGCGGTAGAGTCGGTGACTGTTAATCACTTGGTCCCTGGTTCGAATCCAGGTTGTGGAGTTGACAATTAGACCTAAATGGGTTATGATTGTCTCATTGCGAAATTGGTGTAGTGGTAACATCCCATCCTTCCAAGTTGGTGTCACGGGTTCGAATCCCGTATTTCGCTTACATAAATACTTAGAAAAGTATAATGGAAACCCTTTACAAGTTACTTTCTGATACTCAAGCAAGTCTTTTTGTTCTTTTTCAAAAGACTTGGGTATATCATTGGAATGTAGTTGGTCCTAACTTTAAAGAGTTCCATGATTTATTTGGTGCTCATTATGAAGCAATGTTTGAACAAGTAGATCGTCTCACTGAGCATATGAGATATCTAAATATTAAACCAGTTCCTACTTTAACTAGAATTACTGAGGTATCTCACGTTAAAGAGGCAAATAGTGCTCTAGATGCTATGGGAATGGTGAATGATCTAATTGCTGGTCATGAAAAGATCGTAGAACTTCTTGGTCAAGTTGCCGAAGAAGCAGAAGCACAAAAGTCAAGAGGAACCACAAACCTTGTTGATGACTTAAATGAAGAGCATGGTAAATTTATTTGGATGTTAAGATCGTTTACACAATGAAGAAAAAAACTTTTAATAAACTTATTCAAAAACCACTGAGGTTTCATCATCAAGATATTCACGAGGAACTTGATAGTATTAAAATAGAATTAGCAGAGATTAGGAGATTGTTGGAAAATGTTAATAGTGAGATGCCGAGATTGCAACAAAGAGATAACGGGGACAAATAAAACCCAAGTCTGTGGTTGTCCTAATATGATGACTGTAAAGGGTGATGGAGTTTCTGCTGTTGACTTAACTAGAGTTGTTATGGTAAACTCTACACAGAAAGAACAAAAGAATGTTCTGACTTCCCAGGATATTGCCTGGCAAGAAGCAAGAAGACAACGCAAAGTTCGTAGGTTAGACTTCGAAGTTCGCTGAAGTCTATTTGGAAAGGTGGTCGAGTGGTTGAAGGCTCTAGTCTTGAAAACTAGCGATGTGAAAGCATCCGTGGGTTCGAATCCCACCCTTTCCGTTTTAAGATAAGTTACAAATTTAACAATTAATTCAACAGTGTTACGATATGAACACAAAAAGTTGACTTCGAAGTGACTGTGATTATTATATAGTAGTATCGCAGGGGCACACCTATGGATCAACACACCTATGCTAATTGGGTGAAGATCAAGGAAACTTTTGAATCTTCTGGTAATACAGATAATATGTTTTACCGAAGAGCGGTTGAAATATTAAAAACTCGAAGAGATCCCCTTGCAAAATTTCTTGGTGATGAGAAGTGATGGAACCGTTCGATGATGATTATGTAACTCGCGCAGAAGTGCAGGAGATGATCGATGCCGCAATACGACGACACAACCGTAATGCTTCTATCATTAGTATGTGCGTCGGTTGGGTGGTTCTTGCTTTATTTGCTGAGGGACTTTTAAGATTAGTTGGAGTTATTCCACCCCTACTTCCATTTCTTAAAATTACTTTAAACTAATGGTAACAATTACAGAAGAAGATTTGCAAAAATTAAATCAAAGAGTTCATCAACAAAAAATGGAAGAACTTTTTGAAGAACCATCAACTTACGAGGATGATGAAGATGATTAAAACACTTTTGACTTTAACTATCATTTATGGTTCCATTATGGCAATTTGGATTGCCTGGGGACTCACACACGCTTACTAAGGAGTTTTATGAAAGTAGGATTAATTGGTCTTGGGAGAATGGGCGAAGGTATGTCTCGCCGTATGATGAAAGCAGGCATAGAAGTCTGGGGATATAGGAGGAATTATGGAAAAGCAAACGAAGCATTTGAGAAGGGATTTGTTAATGGAATTACAACTGATATTGAAAGCCTTGTTAAGGTAGTTAAACACAACAATAAAGGTGGACAACAACCAGGAATCTTTCAAATGGTTGTTCCTGCTGAAACTGTAGAGGAGACAATCAATGAGTTACTACGATATTGTAGTGAAGGAGATATTATTATTGATCATGGCAATAGCAATTTTAAAGACAGTAGGAAAAGAGCAGAACGTCTGGCAAAACTTGGTATCCAATATATTGATTGTGGCACTAGCGGTGGTGTTTATGGTTTGGATCGTGGATACTGTCTTATGGTTGGCGGCGGAAATACTGCGGTCGCCACTTGTTCAAGCATTTTTGATGCCCTCGCTCCAGGAATCAACGCTGCCCCCAGGACTCAATTTGACTCGGATGTAACTTCTGCTGAGTTTGGATGGTTACATTGTGGTGGTCCAGGTGCAGGTCATTTTGTAAAGATGGTTCATAACGGTATTGAGTATGGCATTATGCAAGCATATGCTGAAGGTTTCAATATTTTAAAGAATGCTAATGCAGGTTCTCAGTATGTTAGAGAAGGAGACGCTGAAGTTGCCCCGATGGCAGACCCAGAAAGTTACTGTTATGATATTGACGTTGCTGAGGTTGCTGAGTTATGGCGTCGCGGTAGCGTGGTTGGGTCTTGGTTACTTGACCTTACTGCTGATGTGTTACGCAGGGATGGTCGCCTTGAACAGTTCTCTGGAGGCGTATCCGACAGCGGTGAGGGTCGTTGGACTGTTTCTGCCGCTGTGGACCTGGGGGTTCCCGCTCCTGTTATTACTACTGCCT